TTCCAAACATAGCTACTTTGCTAGTATTAGACAAGAATCTTTACTTTTATGGCTGAAGAAAAGGAAGAAAAAGAAGGTATTGAATGGGGTGAACTATTTGGTCACGCTATTCGATTTCTGATTTTGACCTGGAGTTTATCAATGATGACTCTTGGATACATGGGTAAGGTAAGGATTGATGGAGCGTTCACGGCAGGTTTAGTTAGCGGTGTGCTCGGTAGCTATGGAATTTCAGTGGGAAATAAGAAAAGTGGCACAGGTAACAGCAATGGGCCTAAAATAATAGATAATAGTAAAAACAAAGTAGGTATCAAATGAAAAAGCTACTACCTTTTATCTTCCTTGTATCCGCACCAGCTTATGCCGATATGCAGCATAGTATATCTTCTAGCGTAAAGTTTGAATCACTTTCAGCAGCTAGTACGGCTGATAAAATTGGTTCGAGCTACAGTATTTCGGGTAACAATGTTACTACGGTTGATTCTAACTCAGCAGCTACATTAGGTGGTTTTGGATCTGTTACTTCGGGAGTTCCGAGTATTTCGTTCCCCTCTGCCACGCAAGCGACCAGTGGTGAAGCGTTCAGTTTCGCACAATCCTATGTGGAAGGAGATGCCACACCAGGTAGTGCAGTGACGGTTGGGACTGTTCCGAACTTCAGCGATCTGACGTCAACTTCTGCTGGATCCGTGGGCACAGCAGCAATAGCCATAGATAATCACACTATTACGATGACACCAGGAACAGGAACGGGTATCGTAATGACAGGTCAGTTTGTCGTTGATCTTACTATCGAATGAGGAGGCTTCTTCTTCTTGGCTTTGTTATATCTGCTCCTTGTTACGCTGTGCCAGTTATACCTAATTTTACGCAGGGTCAATCCACAAGTCGAACTGAAACCACAACAAATATTACAGAATCTATACGAACAACAGAATATAATTCTGGGTTTCTCTATTCCGTCACAGGATCAGGGATTCAGCATGACGGATCTTCTATTACTCCAGCAGCTACCTCAGTTAGTGAAACAATAAACGGAACTACTCATACATGGCAGGGATTAAATCTAGATCAAAGACCAAACTGGACTCAAACAAATCAGGGAGATGCTTTTCAATTTACAGAAGTTTATCAAGCACCTGGAATGACATCCGTAACAGACATTACACGCACGATCCAAAGCACAAGCGTAACAGATACCACAACTATCTTCTCGCAATAAGTCTATTAGGCAATCCTGTATTAGCTAACACCTCAAACACAGCAGCACCTTCCGCCAGTGCCAGTGGTTCGGTATCGAATTTCGCCACTCAGGTTCTTGGGGGACCAATGGTAGAAAATATGTACGGAAATAATATCAAGTGTTCTGGACCACAGATGACCGTTAGCCCATTTGTCACCACATCGTTTAACCAAAAGAGGCCACAAGACTACATTTATCATACGCCTGTGTACGATCCAACAGACGCAAATGACGATGGTGTGCCAGACAACCCAGGAAATATACTATATTTTCAAGAAAACTATAGTGGCAATAAAGATTCTTTAGGACTTAATTTTGGATTTGCACTTACGTTTAATATTCCGCTAGACAACAGGTTTCAAGATTCCTGTCTTGATGCAGCAAATACACAAATAAATTTACAGAAACAAGAATTAAATGCAAAGTTACTCAACTATGAAATTGCAAGATTGAAAAATTGTGGAGAGTTAATGTTGAAGGGAATATATTTCGATCCTAAAAGTAACTTTGCAAAATTATGTGAGGGGGTCGTTGTTCAACCGCCTCCAAATCAAGTTATCCCACATACTCATAAATTTAAGTAGATAAGTCACGGGTATTAAACTCATCTACGGATAATTATTCTACATCTTTTTTCTTCTTTGTCAGCTTCTTTATTAGGTTTTTTACTAAAGGTTTGACAATATTAAGCAATAATGGAGTAGAGGCAGCAACAGTAGCAATAACAGCAGTGCTAACAAGCTGTGGAGGATTCGGTATGTATTGCTCGATGAATTTAGTATTTTCATACAAGGTTATACATTCAGTACCATCTTCGCTTCTTTCGTGCCCAATAACACGTTCCAATTTAAATTCGTTACGATAATCGCCTACCCTTTGATCTTTTTTGCCAGGACAGGCAACAAAAAGTACCTCATCTTTATTTTTTTTTGGCTCGTATTTTGGAGGTTCTACTGTAGGCTGGACAAATTCTTTTTTCTGATTTTGGGGGGTTTCTGATTGCGTATATACAAATTCGTTGGGGTTGTACTGTAAAGGTTCAAAACTAGGAATACTAAAATTACCACATTCTGTATATGTGCCGTATTCATCTTTATCACTATCAATAAGACTTGTTAGATTATTCCTATGTACTCTTACACAACCAGGAATATCAACTATAGGTTTACTTATATTATTTAATATTTGTATATCAGTTTTCCATACAGGTATCTCATGTATTTCAACTTTATTTATATTGATGCGAGATATGTCAATCGTAGGCATCTCTTCGCTTATAAACCTCTACATACGAATCACATTTAGGGCAAGAGAAATTGCTTACCATTGAGTATTCTTGATATAAAACAGGCTGAAAATCCTCTTCTATATCTGCATCAGCACCCCAAATAAGTTCAGTTTTACAGTGCCAACAATTCATTTTATTATCGGCATAGATGGACCTGTCATTTTAGGTAAACCATTATCTAATAATTTAGGCATCATACCTTGTACATTACCAAGAATCTCATTCATAACTCTTGATTTAAACTGCTCTGAAGTTACATACTTGTAACCAAAGTATGCTCCACCACTCATAGAAGCTACCATAATAAATGAGATGATACTCAAAATTTGACAAACACGATTTAGCATATGTTTAAAGAAGCACTAATTAAGGCAAGCGTACCAATAACATTTATGGTACTTTTCCTAATTATAGGACTAGCACCATTGCGTGTCATGTATGGAATTCTTGATAGGAATATTCCTGTTAAGACTCGATAGCTGGTTCGTCTGGTTTTAAAATATCTTCTACAGCAGCAATAGCTCCTTTAAGTTCAAATATTCTTTGTTTGCAGTTTTCTGCTACTTGATTAGCTTTATTAAAGTTATCTACTACTTGTTGTAGTTCAGAGTTTAGAGCTTCTAGTTTTTGTTGTGGATCAACTGCCATTAAAGTGATATTGTATTACTATTATAATAATACTATGCTTCTAATGCTGCAACTTTAGTTTCTAATGTTTCTATTTTTGAAATAGCTTGTTTTAATGCAGCCATCAAGACAGGTATTGTTTCAGTGTATTGAATACCTTTTGGATTTTCTACTTCATCTATAGTTTCAGATGTTGTATTAGTAACTTCTGGGTAATTTGTTTCCCAATCTTGTGCAATAAATCCAATTTTCGTATCTGTAGGATAACCTGTAGCTTTCCATTTAAATGATGCTGCTCTAGCAGTTTTTATATGGTTATACGCTTTTGTACCATCTAATTCAATAATATTTTCTTTTAATCTTTCATCAGAATGTGCAGTGAAGCTAGTAGAACCATTACCTAAATAAACACCAGTTCCAGAACTATTAACAAAGAAATACTGTGAGTTTGTAAAGTTTAAACGATCATAATAAAAACCAGCAGTGACACCATATTGTGTCAATGTAATACCAGATTGATTATATGTACTTACATTAGAAGCACCTGTTTGACTTCCTAAACCAGTAGCAGAAGTTGTCCCTACATAAACACCACCTGTTACGTTAATCCCATTGGTAATCGTTTTAAATTTTTCATTCGCATCAAAATATAAATTTACACCTAAATTACGATGAAATAATGCCATGTTTTCATGGTTTGCATCACCATCTTTCGTTGCTCTTATAAATAAAGCCTGATTATCTGCTAAAGAAGCATCAATAAATCTATTACTATTTGTAGTTCCCTGCATAATGTTTACTTCACCGCCAATAGAAATATCACTTGTAACGTTATAAACTCCTAAAGTTTCTGCACCATTACTTTTTACCTGAAACTTGTTTTGATTACCGACAAAAAACTCATGTCTATTATCATTCAAGTTTTGTCTATAAAAATGGTCAGCTTCACCTTCATAAAGTACATCATTATCACCTGGCCTGTATTTTATTTTTCTGTTACTTTGTCCTTGTAATATTATTTCATTACCAACAATATTTACTCCATCTGCATGAGTTTCAAATGTTTTGGTTCCTGAATGGTTGAGTTCACAGGCCCCATTTCTAAAAAACCTTGCCATTTCTTGGTGATTAGCATCACCACTAGATGTGCCTCTAAAAGTTAAAGCACTTGTACCTACTGCTGCATCAAAAAATCTTTGAGCGTCAGAACCCTCTGTCATATTTAGTTCAGCAGTAAGGTTAAGATCACCTACTACTTTTATGCCATGAGATAAAGTTGTTAATTTTAGACTGTTACTATCGTATAGCTCTACAGCCCCATCAGTTGTAGCCTTTATCATAAAATCTGATGTGCCAGCTTTTTGTAAATTAAAAGTATTTTGACAACGTACAAATAAACCACCAGTACCTACTTCATTTATGAAGGAATTATTTCCATCGTGAAACAGCTGCAAATCTCCAGCCGTTCCAGTGCCACTGCCTATATTTAACACTCCGCTATCTGGCATATTTATATTGTCTACAAATAAACGATTTTCACCAGGATTGTATGAAAATTTTCCTGACGTTGAGTCAACTGCTACACCTATACCAGTTCCAGAACCGCCAGTAGAAAAAATAATATCTCTTGCAGCACTAGTAGTAACTCCACTAATATCAATATGAGTAGCTGGTATTGATCCAGTTGCTGTTATATTTCCTGTTACGTCAAGTCCAGCACCAACATCTAAATTTCCATTTACATCAACTGTTCCATCAGAAGCTATTTGGAATCTATCAGCATTACTATTTGTGGTATCTTGAATTGCAAAAATACCACTTTCTAATTTAATTCTGAAATCAGAATTATTATTACTATCAGTAAAAAATATTTCTGGGTTAGTACCTGTTACTGTAATATCTCCAGAACCCAAACTTCCAGTTGTAGTTATATTCTGCGACCCAAAATCAGGAGAAATTTTTGACCCTGCTATCGCTGCACTTGCATTTATATCTGCATTTGTAATAGTGCCGTCTTTTATACCTTTTGTACTTATTTGTGTTAATGCCATTTTATGCCACCTTTACAATTATCTTAGCTCGACCATCAGATTCTAAACCGATTACTTTACCAACAGATGACATATATTCTGACATTGATAGATCTTTTTCTAATTTAGCAACACCTGTAATAGTATCTCCACTTCCAACAATAGGAATTATATGTTGACCAGCAGTTGCACCTGTGATATTTACAGGCACTTGTCCGCTAAAAGCAATTCTGTCTACCATTTTTCTTGCTGCTTCATATTTTTCCTCATAAGCTGGTAAGTCATCACTATCATCTGCTGGTTTTTCTCCTAAAACTTCTTCAGTTCCCCAAGAATCACCTCCAACGTATGATGGATCGGTTGACTTAACAACAAAAGAAATAGATTCAGAAAATTTATTTGTTAACTTTCCGTTTGCATCTATGCCACAAATATCACCCTTTGCCAGTGTAAAATCACTAGATTTTGTCATGTATTCAGCGTAGTCATTACCAGATGCGTTAACAGTTCCAGCAGCATTTAATGATCTGTTATTAGTACTGTGTTTACCAAGTGCTACAGCACAACTTCCTGTATTGTGTCCTCCACTATTAACACCAAACACCATAACAGAAAAGTTTGATGTGTTATGGCCTGTTAATTTAACAAATGTTTGCCCTTGAGTTCTCAGTGTACTTAAAACATTTAAAGAGTCGTCTGGAACTACGTTTCCAGATGTATCTATGGTTAAAACTGTTATTCCAGAACTACCATCAGAATGTGCAATATTAAATCCTATTTTTCCTCTTGTAGATGTATCTGGCCCTTTTGATTGTAAGAAGGCAGTACCAGATTCATAGCTAAGTTTTCCAGAATTAGCTGTATTGCCTGTTGCTGCACCTGTAAAGTCTATAGCACCTGCCACTATAAGTTTTTCAGTTGTAGTAGTAGTTCCGATAGCTACCTTTTGACCTCCATCGACACGCATAACTTCGTTTAAACTACTGGGATTAGCACCTGTCAACATTCTTATTATCTGACCACCAGAACCACCAGAAGAACAACATAAATCTAGTGAATTTGTATTCTTTATTTCAGCATCACTAGCAGCAGTTTTTGTAAGCCTTATACCAAAATCTGAACTATTTTGTAAGGATAGTAATCGGGCTGGACTTGTTGTACCTATACCTACGTTTCCACTAGCACTAATACGCAAGCGTTCTGTGTTATTAGTAGCAATTTGAAAATCTACATTTTCTCGACTCCAAATACCAGAGGTATCAGTATCAGTAAATATTGTTAATCCATCTTGAGAAGTAGCACCTGTATCATCATTTGTTAGATGTATTTGACAATCACTAGATGAGTTATTGTGAACATGAAGTGGCCCTCTTGCTGGACTTGATGTACCTATACCAACTAGGCCGGATGAATCTATACGCATACGTTCTGTATTATTTGTATTAAATCTTAAATTTGTGGTCGAATTAGTAGTTAAAACTCCATCACCACTAGAATTTTGAAGTTCTACATCAGGACTTACATCTGAATCAGACAATCTTATGCGACAATCAGAACCTACTACATGAAGGAGTCTGTCTGGACTTGATGTACCTATACCAACTCGGCCGGATGAATCTAATGTAACTCTATCAACATTATTAGTTGCATCTTTTAATTTAAATCTACCTGCACTTGCAAATATTCTGTAGTCAGGGTTATCATCACTATCTGTAAAAGTTATAGAGGGATCAGTATCAGTAAGAATTATATCTTTTGCGTTTAAATTACCAGTTGTAGTTATAGCTTGCGATCCAAAGTTAGGAGAAATCTTTGTACCTGCAATAGCAGCACTTGCGTTTATGTCCGCATTTACAATCGCTCCATCAACTATCTTTGCACTCGTAACACTATTATCTGCTGGTTCACTTACTCCAAGACTTTTAAATGTAAGGATAAAAAAGTCTGCTCCTGTTTCTGGAGGACTACTAAATATAATATCGTTACCATCAACACTGAATCCCTCACTTGGTGTACCTGTTCCTGGCACTGGCTTTTGTATTACACCATTTACACTTACTAATAACTGTTGTGCAGATACAGAAGGAGGAGAACTTAGTTGAAATCTATTTTCTGATGAATTAAAAGAGGAAGCACCACTTCCTGAAGATGACGCACTAAGAGTATTTATTGCAATATCACTACCACCACCAGCTATTTCAGCAACACTACCATTGTCCATCTTGGTAAATAACTTACCAACATCAGTTCTTATCGCTACTTCTCCTACAACAAGATCACTAGCTGTTGGATCGCTACCAGAACCTCTTTTATGTTTTATTACATTAGCCATGAGCTATAACCTCCTTCAGATTAATAGCTACCACCGTCTATGGTTATACCATCAAATGTCGTTAGGTTTGTAATCGAACCACCTGTTATAGCAACAGAGTTAGCAGCTTGAGTTGAAATACTGCCTAAACCTAATGTTGTACGAGCAGCAGCAGCATCGGCATCATCAATTAATGTCTTTGCATAGTTAGACAAGCCAAGCGCTGTAAGGGCTGCTGAAGCTGTTGTAGCACCCGTTCCACCATCTCCTATGGCAAGCGTTCCAGTAATTGAACTTGCCGATAAATTTAATGCTAATTCGGTTGATTCAATACCAATTCCACCATTGCTTTTTATATCAACGGATATAGTGTTACCAGATTTATCAATACCATCGCCAGGTATTACCTGACCAGCACCAGAGAACTGTGCAAATGTTAGGTTATTAGTCCCAACAACAGCAGATCCAGTATCAGATGTACAAACAAATCCATTTTCTGAATTAACTGTTCCTTGTTCTACAAATACGAAAGCACCAGCAGCATTAGCACCTGTAGCCATATCTGTAGCTCTTGATGGTGCTCCAGATGCGTTTACGTTATAAATACCATTCTGCGATGCAGTACTTTGATTTTTAATTAAGATCCGATCACCAGTTTGGAGCGTTACACCATCAATAGATTGACCATTAGCAAATGCAGTGGATAGTGTGCCATTTGCAGTAGTTGTAGCAACCACAGAATCTTTGACATCAAGACCTTGAGCAACTCCGTCTACATAACCTTTATTAGCAGCGTCAGCATCAGCAGTAGGATCTGCTAATCCTGTTATTTTTTGAGAGTTCAATGAAACTGCACTTGTAGGAGCAGCCATTTGATCTAATCTATTTGTTCTTACACCAGTATCAAAATCACTAATCTTTGTATGTAAAAGCGAAGGTATATCATCAGCTACTAATGCTCTAAATGTAGGTGCAGCATCACTTCCTGTGGTCGGG